TACAAGAGGTAGAGGTCTTATGCTTATGGGAGAATGTGGTTTAGGTAAATCAACTATCTTAAATTATGTTATTCCTGCTATATTCAGAACTAAAACAAATAAGGTGCTTAGAAGCATTCCTGCTAAAGAATTAGCAGCAGTAGATAAAAATGTTGCACCATTTATTTTAATTGATGACTTAGGTACTGAAAGCATTAAAAATGATTATGGAACTAAGATAGACGCTGTTGCTGACGCAATTTCTTATGCAGAGGATAGTTCCAAGACTTTACTAATAACAACTAACCTATCACCAAAATCACTTAAAGAAAGATATGATGAACGAACTTTAGATAGATTAAGAAAATGTAAAGTAGTAATAATAAAAGGTAAAAGTTTTAGAAATTAAAAATAAATAAAATGAAATTAACAGATTATGAATTAGAAGATGTAAAGTCTTGGGATTATCCTGATTTTTGCGACGCTTTTATCAGTTATGCAGAAGATGAAAATGGAAAAGAACTTACTGAAGAACAGATACAAGAATGGACTGAAAATAACGAATCAGAATTTTATGAAATGATATTAGATTTTTTAAGATGATAGGTTGGGTATTAATAACAGCCGTTTTAATGTGGCTAATAAGAAAATTGAAATGAAGATATTAAATTTATATGCTTGTCTTGGTGGTAACCGATACAAGTGGAATGAAGTAAAAGAAGATATAGAGGTTACAGCAGTAGAGCTTGACCCTGAATTAGCAAGATTATATCAAGAGAGATTTCCTGATGATAAAGTAATTATAGCTGACGCACACCAGTACCTACTAGATCATTTTGATGAGTTTGATTTTGTATGGACATCACCACCATGTCCTACACATAGTAGATTAAACTCTATGATAATTAAAAACACTGGTAAAGTTAGATACCCTGATATGAAACTTTATGAAGAAATAATAATTTTAAAAAAATGGTTTAGAGGTAAATTTGTTGTAGAAAATGTTATACCTTACTATGAACCTTTAATACCCGGTATAAAAAGAGATAGACATATGTATTGGACAAATTTTAATTTACCAAACGATTTAAGAGATAGAAAGAAAAATGATTTAACTAAATTATCTATAAAAGAATTAGAGAAATTTCATAATATAGATTTAATTAGTTACAATGGTAAACAAGAAAAAGGTAAAATTGCAAGAAACCTGGTAGATTATGAAGCAGGAAGAACAATCTTTGAAACTATGCTAGGTATAGTAAGAAAAGAAGATATTAAGCAAACAGAACTATTTTAAAATGAAGATATTAACAATCGTATGGGTATTAATAATTCTACTTTGTATTTTAGAAGGATATTTTTGTACTAAATTTGAAAAATAATTATAAAAATGGCTTTAAAAAAAAATCCAATTTATGATATTTTTAATATGTATATAATTGGTTATGAGTGTAAAAAGAAAAATATTCAAATTAAAATTTGTGAAAAATCACAAGCTGATATAATTATAATAAACAATCATTATTCTAAAAAAGCAACAAAGAATAGTTTTTTAAATTTGTTAGTATATTATAATAATAAAATTTCAGGTGCTTTACAAATTGGATATGGAATAAGACCTAATAAAAATGGAAAATATAAAAAAAATGAAGTAGTTGAATTTGATAGAATGTGGTTATCAGATGAAATGCCAAAATATTCTGAAACTATTACTCTTTCACTTTTGCATAAATTTTTAAAAAAAAGATATAAAAACTTAAAAGCAATAATTTCTTACAGCGATAATAGTGAAGGGATTAATAATAGAGGTGTTATTTATAGAGCAGCAAACTATAAATTAATTGATGAATTAAAATCAGATTTTTATATAACAGAAGATGGAAAAAGAATACACCCTGTAACAATGTGGCATAGGCATAAAACAAGAGCTTGGGAGTTTTTACAAAAAGAATATCCTAATATAAAAAAATCAAAAGGAAGTCAATTAAAATTTATGTATAAATTATGAAAACAAGACAAACATCAATAGACTGTTATAATAAAATAAAGTCAGAAGGACTTTTATCTAATATGAGATTTAGAGTTTATGAAGCTATTTTAAGAAAAGCACCCTGCACAAGTGGAGAAGCTTTTGCAACAATGACTACTAAAGAAAATCAAATAAGTCAATCAAGAGCAAGATTTACCGAATTGAGAGAGTTAGGTGTTATTTATGAAGTTCAAAATAGAAAGTGTAAAATTACAGGTATGAATGTAATTGAATGGGATTTAACAGACAGATTGCCTATAAAAATTAAAAAGTCTAGTAGAACTAAAAAGCATAAAATTGATGACGCTTTAAATTCTTTGCGTGAATTATATAAAAACAAAGATACAAGTACAGATCAGGATTGGAAATTAGTAGCTGATTTAATTAAGTCTATATGAAAAAGACAGTTAGTAAATTAAAAAAGGAACTAGATAAAATCTTTTCAGTCTACATTAGACTTAGGGAAGCAAACGAATATGGAATGTGCCAATGCTTTACTTGTGGAATAGTAAGACACTATAAAGAAGGTATGCAGAACGGACACTTTCAGTCTAGGAAACATTTATCAACTCGCTTTGATGAGGAAAATTGTCAGGTACAGTGTGTGAAATGTAATGTCTATGCTTGGGGGGAGCAATACAAGTTCAGTCTAGCATTAGATGGAAAGTATGGAGAAGGTAAAGCTGAGGAATTACAATACTTAGCTAGAACAACTTTAAAGATAAGTCGTGTAGAATATGAAGAAAAGATAAGTTATTACAAATCACTTGTTGATAAGTTAAAAAAAGAAAAAGGAATTGAGTAAACTTTTTTAATAAGTTTGCCGTATGACCAAACCTATTTATGCAAGTGAAGAACACAAAAACATCATTGAAACCTATATAACTATGTGTCAGGAGTTTGCAAAAGATGTAAGTACAAAAGCAAGATACAACAATTATTTAGATGTTATAGATACAATAGTTGAATATCATAACGGATATGGTTCAGGAGTTAAAGAGGACAATTGGTATTCTTGGTTAATGATTATACCAACTAACTTATCAGTTGCAACAAGTGGTTTCTTTGCAGGATTAGAAACTAAAACTAATGCTTCAATCATAAGAGCTTATAGGGTTGTATTAGATGAGATGGTACACGAAGTTGCTGATAAGATTGATAACTTAGAAAGAATTTATGAATAAGATTTATCAAGCTATTGCAGATTTAAGAAGTGATTTTAAAACAATGTCATTTGCTTTTACTAAAGATGAGAACGAAATTGATAACGCTGTGCAGGAATTGATGTTGTATTTTATGCAAATGAACCAAACAACATTATCTTCAATTTATGAAAAAGATGGTTCTTTAGGATTAAAGAGATATGGAGCAGTTGCTTTAAGAAGAAGTTTTACAAGTCCTAGAAGTAAGTTCTATTACACTTACAATAAGTATTACAAAAATATTGATGAGCTTACAAGTAACGCAACTTATGAATACCAAAGTCATAAAAGTATTTACAACCTTCCTGAAGAAGTTTTAGAAGTTTCTAAATATGAGCAATTAGAAAAGATAGATTTAATTTTAGACAATTTAGATTATTGGTACGATCGTGAGATATTCAAATTATACTACTATGAAGGAAACACGCTTGATAGTTTAGCAAAGAAAACAGGGATAAGTAGAAACAGTCTTTTTACTACAATAGATAAAGTAAGAACTAAAATAAAAGAAGAAGTTGAATAAGTTTTTTGTACCTAATGAAGTCTATGAAGATAGAATAGCAATCTGTAAGGGTTGTGTTTACTATAAATCCTTATTAGGAAATTGCTCCATTTGTAAATGCTTTATGAAAGTGAAAGCAAGAATTGCACCAATGGCTTGTCCTCAGAAGTATTGGGATAAAACAACTGAGGTAGAAACTCCTGAAAGTTTACCACAGGAAATAGTAGATGAGATATTAGATATGTGGAAAGACTTAAAAACAGGCAGAGCAAAAGACCAAGCAGCTAAAAAGAGAATGATTGAAACCTATAACACAATATACAATACAAACTACAATGTAAGAACTAATTGTGGCTCTTGTATTTCAACTTGCTTTGATGGTATAAAAAAACTATATAATGAATATGCTAAGGGCTAAACTTAACTTAAATAACAATGCAGTTATTTCTTTATTTTTTTTCTGAACCCTTAGCGTATTCATAAACTTAAATAATAGATATGGAAAGAACTTACAAAACAATCAAGTGGGTATTAAACAGCCACATTAAAAAGAATGTCAGAAGTCTTTGGACTTGGGAGAATGACAACTTTACTTGTATCTTTGAAAACTATGATGGTGACAGCAGAATATATACACCTCACCAATTACTTAAACTTTTAAATAATGACACAGAACGAGAAACTAATTAAAAACTTAGAAAATATGCCAATAGACTTAGATTACAAAGCAACACCTGAACCAAGTTACTATTCAGGAAAGAAGTATGGTTACTCAGCAAGAAAAGTAGTTGAGGACTTTCAACCTGATAGCTACAATTTAGGAACTGCAATCAGTTATTTGTTAAGAGCAGGTAAAAAAGAAGGCAACCCTGCTGAACAAGATATACAGAAAGCAATTAATCATTTACACTTTGAACTAGACAGATTACATAATGACGCTGTATAGTTGCGAATGTGGTAATACTATGGAAATAGGAAAAGCTACAATAGTCCTTAGAGATAAGAAATGGGTAACTAAAGAAGCACTCTGTGGTGAATGTGGGAAATATATGGATAGCAAACCAACAGAAGGTATGCCTAACCTTAAAAGAACAGAACCTAGTTTAAGTAAGCAAAGAGATAATCTTTGGGCAGGAGCAAAAGAAAAGCTAGTAGGCGAAAGAGGAATCAATGAATCCTTTGACTAATGAAATTTGTAATAAAAGACAATAGAGATAAGCAAAGCCTATTTAGTTACTTAAAAGAATTAGAGAACGACTATATAGTAAGTGTAAAGAAACAAAGAAACACAAGAAGCAATATGCAGAACAGTTACTATTGGAAATGTATCGTACAAGGACTAGCAGAAGAACTAGGCTACTTTCCTAATGAAATGCACGACGCTTTAAGAGCTAAGTTTTTATCTGAATATGAAATGATAAGTATTAACGATAAACAAATAGTAATAAATAAAATAGGAAGTACAACAGCTTTAAACACAAAAGTCTTTGAGGAATACACAGAGCAAATA